ACAGCTAGTGCTGGAACTCTCGTAGTTTCGGAAGCAACTGCTTTAGTAAATCCAACTGCATTAACAGTTGGTGTAGCTTTATCAGGAGCGACTGTTTCTGGTGAAGGAAGTGCTGCAGTTATAGCACCTTCCGATCAATTAGACTTTGCTATAGGAACTCCAGTTATTGAGATCTTTACACAGGTGGATCCTACAGCAGTAACAATGACCTCTGCCTTAGGAAGCACTACTGTAGAGGCAGATGCTTTAGTGGTTCTAGATAGCCTAACTATGGCTTCAGCTCTTGGAACTGAAACTGTAGAGGTAGGTACAGGTGTTATTGTAAGCGTTTCTACAGTAGCTTTATCTTTTGCAGAAGGATCAACGACTCCTTCAGGTGGAGCCACAGTCAATGTGACAGGTGTTGATTTATCAATAGTAACAGGAAATCCATTTGCAACACCTTGGGCAAATGTAGTGACAGGTGCAAGTAATACTTGGACAGAGGTAGACGCAGCATAAAAAGTGTTGCTTGAATAACAAAAAAAGATATATTTTAGAAAGGTAAAAACATGGCAAGTACATTTACAAGCAATTTTAAACTAGAAAAGATGGAAACAGGGGCTAACGCTAATACCTGGGGAACTAGAACTAATAATAATTTAGATGTTTTAGATGCTTTTGGAGGAGGCTATCTAGCTAAATCTGTAGCAGGTTCTGCCAATATTACTCTTTCAACTGCTGATGCAGATGCAACTGCCGAGTCATCCAATAATGTTATTGAACTCACAGGAGCCTTAACAGGAGATATTGTTGTTTTTATTCCTGCCGCTGAAAATACATATACATTTTTTAATAATACTTCAGGCTCTCAAACTTTAACAATTGCAGCTACAGGACATACCGCTAATGGTATTGCTATTACTCAAGGTGCAAAAAGCACTATATTTTGTAACGGATCCTCAAACTTTAATGTTTTAATTGCTTCAAGCACAGACTTAGGATCACAAACAGGAACATTACCTGCCGTTTCTGGTGTTAATTTAACAAATTTGAACGCATCAAACTTAGGTTCAGGAACAGTTCCTAACGCTAGACTAGATGCACAACTTCAAGACGTGGCAGGATTAGCAGTCACTAATGGTGGTTTTATTGTAGGTGATGGTGCTAATTTTGTTTTAGAATCAGGAGCAACTGCAAGAGCTTCATTATCATTAGATACAGGCAATGATGTTCAATTTGATTCTTTTGGTGTCGCTACTGCTGCTTCAGGCACAAGTGGTGAGATTAGAGCTACAAACGACATTACTGCTTTTTATTCTTCAGATGTTTCTTTAAAAGAAAATATTCACAACATATCTTCCCCTATGGATAAAGTACAAAATTTAAATGGTGTACTCTTTGATTGGAAACAATCATTCATTGATTCTAAAGGTGGCGAAGATGGTTATTTTGTTCGTAAAACAGACGTGGGTGTCATTGCTCAAGATGTTGAAAAAGTTTTACCAGAGGTCGTAGGCACAAGACCTGATGGAGTAAAAGCCGTCAAATATGACAGACTTTGTGCACTACTTATCGAATGTGTAAAGGATTTGCAAACTCAAGTTAATGACCTCAAGAAAGGACATTAATCTATGACTACACCTTCAGGTCAAATTAGCCTCTCACAGGTAAACGAAGAATTAGACGTTTCACCTACATCGACAACAATTAATATGGGTTCTGCTCCCGTAAGGGCTTTAGCTGAAGTACCTTCAGGTGCTATTACAATGGCAAACTTACAAGGTAAATCTAACGCACAATTTATTGTAGCTTCTGGTGGAACTGTAACGACATCAGGAGATTTTAAAATTCATACTTTTAATTCAAGTGACACTTTCACTGTTTCTCAAGCAGGTAATGCTGCAGGATCAAACACTGTCGACTATTTAGTTATAGCGGGCGGAGCAAGTGGTGGCCAAGGTGCAGCCTCTTTTAGAGGTTCACGAGAGCCTGTATTTAGGTACGGAGCAGGTGGAGGTGGAGCAGGTGGGTATCGTGAAGATTTTCCTAATCCTGCCACAGG